ATAAATAGGGGTGGAACTCAGCAGATACGCCATTCTCAAGCAATATGTTGATAACACCTATTAATTCACTTCCGTTTGTTATGACAAGCCACGCCTCTCTATCTCCGTATGAGAAAACAGGGTTCTTGTTGCCCCCGTCCTCTGCTGCCCTGTCGTATATCTCAGACTGCATCATAAAGCTGGTGACTAGCTCCATATCCTCAGTGTATTCGAGAATCAAAGCTCGTTACCCGTTACCCTGAATGCTATCGATGTAGCATCGCTGCTCTGCATTCTAAGCGTACCGCCTGGGGGGATTAACTGGCCTACAATTGGCGCGCCTAAGTCGAAACGATCCGGCACTATGATTTTCTGAGGTATCACGGCAACTTTAGCATCGCCGCTTACATCGTAAATATAACCCTTATAGGTCTTGCTTGACCCTGTGTCATTGGTCGCAGTGAATGCAGTCACCCGAGTACCTGCACCAGAAGTAGGGGAGGTATAGAATACCTCTATTGAATCAGCAACCGCGTTTTGTTCACTGTTTACTAGGATTGATTCGGCCATTATCTAGCCCCAACCATAAAGAAGGAATCCAGCTCTGCGGTTATATTGCTTGTGGCTGCAACATTGGCCACTTGTAGCTTCACATAGTCATTGGTGTCTAGGGTTATATTGTCAGAAAGACCGTAATACCCAACATCACGCCCGCCCTGTAGGTTGTTGATAACCCTCGTTAGTGTTTTGCCGTCTTCAAAGCTGGTTGTATCCGCTCTGAATATAACGATTTTTAACTGAACTTCGTTATTAGAGCCACTATCTAAAACCACTTGGCCAGTTACCGAGAACTCCCTTGGTGTTGATCCTAAGTGCCTAAGCTGGCCAGTTGCAGGGGAATCAAAGTGCTGTAAGTCTGCGGCTGTGAATGTGCCTGCCAAATCCACAAAGGTTCCGGCTACTGAAATTGTAGTGGTCGCCTCAGAAGATACCGAAGCCTCACCACCAACAAAAGTATTAGGCAGACCGTTATTTGATGACCATGCACAAACAAGGGCAGAAGCGGCGATATTGGGCGTTAAGTTTGTATCGTCTGCATCAAATACACCGTTGCGGGTGATAATGCAGCCCTCTAATTGAACAGTAGAGGCGTTGACAAAGTTAGAAGCGGCAAAGTCAAAGAAGGATGCACTAGCGGGCAGGTCTATATTCTGATTAGACCTAAAGCGGGAATTCATAACAAAACCAGCTCCAGCCTTGAACAAACTATAAGCGCCATCGTCCAGACTTCGCACAATAGAAGTGTCTATAAAATAACCACCTAACCAAGTGCCAGCTAGTGTCAATTCTGGCTTACCACCAAAGCGACCCGTTCCAGTTTCTAAGCCCTGGCGATAACCGTTGATAGTTCCAAGTTTGAGTCTGTCAGGTCGTAAACTTTAGAGCTGGCACCTGTAACTTCAATGGCGTAATCCTTGCCCAATAAATCACCAGACCCGCCAACAGGGGAGGTGAACATGGTGTAATTAGAGGCAGAAGATACCAGCTTCGATACGTTGAAATTATAACCAGTGAAGTTAAGTCCTCCGGCTGGTAGCTCAATTGCTTGGCTGCCCATGTCGATTATGCCATCAATAAAGTATTCGACTGTGCTGTCTAGCGTACCAGCCAAGTCTGAAGCTGTTTTTACCAGCACTCTATTCGATGCGCTCACATTAAATAGGGTTTCAAGCATCGTGTTTAATTTCTGGCCACCTGCCCGCCATTTATCGCCTGTTCTGTCATTGGCTACAGCGCCAAGGTTTAGAGGATCATATGGCATTTATGCTTCATCCTGATCAAAAGTTAGTTTGTCGGAATCCCAGGTAAAACCCGTTTCATCCCATGTTAAAAAATCACCACTACCTACTTGCTGCTGTAGTGCTAACAGTTGCGCCCTGGCTGCTGAACCATCGGTGTTTATACTGGTTTCTGTTACGGTCGAATTTGTTTTACTGGTTAGCGACTCAAGATAAACGGCGAATCGTTGAGTAGGCACGCCATCCTTGGTCAAAAATTCATCACGTCTAGGTGGTATTAGTTCAGCCATTATTCGCTACCTACCTCAATGTCAGCTTCGAGCTTGATAATAACACTCTTAACAGGTTCTGAAGTTTTAAAGCGTATCACTCGGTTTTTAGGTATCCGCCCCTGTCTACGCCATGTAGGTACAGAAGTATACTCGCCTATTTTACCGTATGAGCGCCAGAATTCACTTGAGAAGTTGCGCCCGCCATCGTCTGAATAATCCATTCTGATCTGTGGGTCTGAACCTTGGCCAGTCGTCAAACCAACCCCCGACTCCATAGTTAATTGAAGCTCTCCCGCGAATATTGGCAGACCAGTAACTGAGAACGGCTGACTAGTGCGCTCCTGCACCATTACATCGCCATATTCAGTGTAATTGTCTTTGTCTATAAAGCCGATATTTCCGCCTTGCGAATCACCGACAAGCAACTTGCCATAGGCTGAAACGATTGAGTTCACGCGCCAGCTATTATCAGTTACGCCTGATTGCCTCTCATGCCAAGTAGACTGACCAGCTAAAGCCGAAGTGGTGGCATCATACACAAAAGAAGTTGCCGCCGCTGGCATAGGTCCATGAAAATGCGCTTTTGATTTCGTCACGGGTGAACTCTTGGATAGCGTTATCAATTGCGGATGTTGAGATTTTAACCGCTGAAGATGAACCTGTTACTTTCCAAATGGCAGATCGTTCGTTGAGGCCGCCACCTATGAATATGAAAGTGTTATCAAAATCAACAAGGCTTTGGGCTGCATGAACGCCCTTTTGAATGTTAGCGCCCTCTATTCTCTGGAATACGAATCCAGCACCACCTATATCTTGGAATAGCTCAATAGTCTCAGCACCACAAACAAACAGCTCATTATGATTAATATGAACCGCTACAATCTTATCAGGGTCTACGTTAGCCGCACCCGCTGCTAGTCCATCGTAGGCAAAAGGGTTGTTTGTTTCTGAGTGGAAAAATACATTACCCGCAGTTTCAGAGAATACAAACAGACCATCTTTAAAAACTACAGTGTCAGATACTCGATAGCCTGTGTCGGTAATCTCAGCAAGTGTATTGTCAACATTGTTATATGCGTAACCCTTGCCGCCTGGGACTACTACCACAAGATATTGACCATTGTTTGCTAGCGATACTCGACCAGTGCCCTCTATGATTCCTCTTGCTGTAGATACGCCCGCAGAATCGACAGAATATAAAGTATTACCATTAACAAAGTAGGGAACCTCTTTCATTTCCTGCGCGCCACGGTTAACGCCTGAAGCTGTGCCGAATAGCGTTAAGCCTGGAACGTCAAACAATGCGCGGTTATTCAATGCCGCCGCTTGAGGTATAACAGGAATCCAGTTAATGCAGCGTTGAGCCGATAGGGGTAGGGAGTCGCTAGTGTAAAACCCGTTGGCTATTTCGAGTGCTTGTCTGGCCATTAAAAGTGTTCCTGTTCATTCTCAGGAAAGAATCGTCTACCTGTTATGAAGTCGCTGCACTCATTACCGGAACCAAGCGGCAAGGTAGAAGGGAAGGCAACAGGGTCGATTCTGATAATGGCGGTCAATAGTTCGCTCTTGGTTAAATCAGATTCAGCCAATAGAACTGGGCTAGGTGGCTTGGAATACTCAGGGCCAATAACTACAGCAAGATTAGATTTAATAGCTGCATGAGCGAACCTGGGAACTCTGAGTTCATCATCTTTATCAGCAACAGGCTCAAACCCTAAGCGGATGCCAGAAAACTCCCAAGATGACAGCATATCATTAAGCTGATCTAGGCCGTCTTGGATTTCCGAAGCTTCCAGGCTTGTCTCAGCCGTCTTGATACCGGCTTTAGAGAAAGCCCTAATGATAAAACTTTCAGCCGTTGCCATAATTATTCCTGCGCCGCTTTGATTTCTTTAACTATTGTATTCTTGGTTTTCTTGTTGTCAAAGTCTAGGCCAAGATGTTTTTTAGCATGATCTTTAACTTCCTGCTTATTCATCTTCTCAAGGTTCAATTGGTCGTTAAGCGAATCCTTAACACCTTCTACCGCGTCCTTGGCCTGTTGAGCTTTGGCTATCTCTTGTTCGTCACCTGCTGCAATCTTGGCAAGGTCTAAACCTACTAGGGTCAAGTCCATGAACTCGGCTGGCGAGTCTTTCCACCCTTCAGCTTCCATGCGCTCAAATTCTGAGTTGTTAATTACTTTAGGGTTTTTGGTCTTGTGATAAACCCAACGCTTAAAATTATTATCCATTCCAATACTCCTATGCAATAAAAAAGGGGCCGAAGCCCCTTGAGTATAACTGATTTAAACTAGCCAGTTAAACGAACCGCAAAGTCTGGATTCTGTGCCTTGATACCATAAAGAATATCAAAACGGAATACAGTCTTATCTGCACCAATATCGTACTGTCGAACCGCACGAATAGAAACATTCTTAAAGCTTTCACGGGCAGCAGTTGCGCCATCAACAGGCAGGTCAAGAGGGGCCATTGCCAAGGTAATAGCATTCTTGTGAAAGCCAAGGTTTTGAGGATAGCTCACGCCACCTGTACCAGTCTTAACAGTAATGACAGCATCATCAGCAGGGGCAGCGGTTACAGTCTGGTAAGGGCCAGAAGTAATCATTGGCGGGCTGATTGTCAAAGTAGCTGGGCCAGTAGTGGAACCAGCAGCAACAGTACTAACAACGGTGAAGGTTTGAAGATCGCCAGTAGTAACACGGGTGCGGCGGTTAACAGAATTAACGCCTGCAATCGTAATTACATCACCAGCTTCAAGGATGCCAGCTGTATCGTTAGTCCAACCATCAGTGATCAAGCTCTGTGTCCATGCATCACCAGAAGCGGCATAAGTTACATTCTGAGCTGCGCCGTTTACTAGTGGAGTACCAGAAGCAACGCCTACAGTGTGAACAGCTAAAGAGCTGGACTCAAAGATTTCAAACTTAGCATAACGTCCAACCATAGCCTCCTCGATTGCTTTGCGGGCAATTGATTCAGGGAATACAGATTTAAGGCCATCAGCCAAAGATACAGAAGCGTTGTCATTAACAAACAAGCTACGGTCACTCTTTGGAACGCCTAACTTACTTAATACTGCACCAGTAGTGCCGACAGTCAAGAAGGTGGTAGGTGTAACGCCTGGAGTACCAGTGAAGTTACCAATGTTGGTATAAACACCAGCCAAATCAGTTTCTACTTTCTGCGCTAGTTCTTCCATCGCTGGACGAATAAAGCGTTCGGTCATATCTTCAACGCTCAAAGTCATATCCTGAGAAGTGATCTCAAAATGTACTTTCTGACGTTGATCTAGAACGACACTAGCGGCACGTTCTTCAATGTCACTTGCTGCGCCAAGGGTTGCACAATAGAAGCACCCACTTTCTGAAACTGTGAGTCCAACTGTCGGTCAACTTTCTGACCCATGACCAAAGAGTTTAAAAACTCCTTGACCGCAATCTTTGTCACAAGACTGGTATTCTTAAAATTGTTAGCCATTCTAAATCCTTAGTAAATAATTGACCTACATATTGTAGATATCTTCCATAGACATCTCGCCAACATCCTTAGATATGGCTCCGCCACTGGAGATACTTTCAATCGGTGCAGGTGCTGCACTGGTTTTAATTTGTGGCGCTGCTTTTAGTTGAGCCTTAAGCTCGCCTAGTTTCATCGCTGCGGCCATCGGTGAAGCGTTTGCAATCTCATGGGCTAAGTCCAATCGTTGACCTAATGCATAAGCAAGTTCGGCCCCGTTATCAGCTCCCATAATTGCGCCTAGTGTATCAGCATTAAACTGAGGTAACTGGCCAACCACTTCTTGATAGTCTGCATTGATCGCAGTCTTAGCGGCTACCTGTTCATTAAATGAATCGGCGACCCCTTGTTGTACTGCCTGCTGTTTAGCTGCAATTTCTTGCTGCTGCATAGCGCTGGCTTTTTGCGTTACTGCTTGGCTAACTTGATATTCGATAGAGGCAGCTTGAAACTTACCTTCGTCATAATCAAATTCTTCAAGCGTTGGCGCTTTGACTTCAGGCACTACGGTCTGAGCTGCTCTCAACGTATCCAGCTCTGCTTGTAAGGCATCACCTCTGCGTTGCTGCTCGTACATTTTGCCCGTTATCTTGTTGATTCTCTTTTCAGCGCCCGTAGGTTCTGTTGGAGTTTCAACCGTTTGAGGTGCTGATTCCTCAGTTATATTCGACTCAACCGTTTCTGTCTCCTGCTCCGGTGCAGGGTCTAAAGGTGGCATGTTATCGTCTATTAGTGCAGCGTCTGACATTTTGTAGCCTCATTACTGAGTAGTTAGCCGCGATAAAGGTCGCGTACCTATTGGAAAATAATTATATATTCATCTTGTGAATGAATCAAGTAAGTGGTATTCACGCGGGTAATGTATGCAGGTATTAAAAAGCCCTAACTGGTAGGGCTTAGTTGTTTCTATGCTTCGGTCATGTCTCTGACCATCTGTATTGAGTGGCCAGAATTAACAAGCGGCTTGTTTGCAATAATCAAAAACTCCTCCAGCACTTCGCCGTTAGTGTTCTTCTTTTGCAGTATTGCGCCGTTCTCCCTGGCCTCGGTTAGTATCTCAGTGCGTTTGGTTGTGCTGATTTCTGATAGGTTAAATATCTTCATTTAGATTCACCCCTCTAAAAATAATGGTTCTTCTGAGGGCGCAACTGTTGACGACTCCCAATTGCTGAATGTTGCAATCACATTGACCTGACCTCGCAGGATCAACCGCTTATCCTCTATCTTTACTGAACAGACATTGCTGTATATGTGCGGTATTCCTTTTGAATCCACAACCTTATATGTTTCTGTGTGAATCTTGAATTCAGTATTCATTGCTTTCCCCTTGTTAGATTAAATCTAATAGTAGTCTAATTAAAAGGAGCTGTGAAGCCCCTTGTTAATTACTGCTGTGGTTGTTGTTGAGCCTGGGCAACTATATCAGCCGCTTGCTCACTGTTTGGCCCTTGGTCTATCTCTTGTTGAGACTCGCCAATAATATCCTGCTGCTTGATTCTTGCTGCATGATCATCTTGTGATAGTGGAATACCTATCTGCTGTTGTGCGGCTAGGTTCTC